TAATAATAATAATAATAAATGACTATATTTATCGAAGTAATATTTGTATTTGTGAGCATCGGGTTTATCAACGCTTGTTTCATTCATAGAAAATAATAATAATAATTACATTAGTTCCGCATGCATATTTGTTTGAGTTAGGTCGTCTAGTAGTCGTCGCATCGTGCGGTTTTCTTCAAGTAAGTCTTCATACCTCTTCATTAAATCTGTTGGAGAATTATTCGTATTGTTGTCTTGGTTTTTGGTTGGGGTGGCAACCGCTGGTTTATCGACAATTTCAACAATCTTCAATTCATTATCATTTTCTGAATTGTTCTCAACAACTTTGCGAAGATTATACACCTGATACTGGAGTTTTTTAATTTCCTCATTCATATGAAAAATCTGTTTATCGCGATTTTGAAGTTCCCCTTGTTGTTGTTGTATAATTTCAACAACTTGTTTATTAGATAATGCTACTGGATCTTGACCGGGCTGTTGAAGAATAATCTTTCCATTATCACCCATCTGATTAGCTTGTTCTGCCGCCATTTTCTCTCGATCGCGCTCAATTTGTAATGTTTGTTCTATTACATCTGGCTTCATTTCAGGCCTACCAGGCAAATAATCTGTCAGTATTTTCTCCAGATCTACCATATAAAACTTCCGAAGAACTGGATCCTTGATGAAATCCATAACACGCTTAGGAGTATCTTGTACTATCTGCGGATTTGCGTTTACCAATAATTTTCGCTTATCGAATGTATTATGATCATGCGAAAATACTAAAATGACCTTCATCGGATTTAATTGTACAAATGGGACAGTATAGTCTTTTAGAAATGCGCGCTCCTCTGCCAAACACGCTTCATCGTTATATTTATGCTGCTTCAACAACTTTCTTTTAAATGCAAATGTTCCCGCAGTTGCATGATTTGGCCCATACGGACCGAACTTCTTCATTTGGTTGATATGCTTGAAATAAATATATATCTCACTCGAACCCGCACACAGGGCATCGGGGTGCGTTACAAGCATATGAACTGCGTGTGAAACTCTCTCTGGTGGGTAATAATCATCGTCGTCCATATACACCAAGATTTCTCCTCGTGATTTTTCATGTAGAAGATTTCTCTTCTTTCCCAAAGTCATTTTGGTATCGTATTTAAAATATTTCACACGTGGGTGTGATGCAATAAGATCTTCGATCGGATCGGTTCCATCATCAATAACGATCCACTCCATACGATCTTGTGGATAATCCTGAGAATTAAAACACGAGATCATCGCAGGAATGAACGGACGTCTGTTAAATGTAGGTGTACAAACACTAACAAATGGATACGTCTTAAAATATTCTGGGGTTGATTTTGCTGGTTGGCCATTATTTGTATTTTTTCCCTTTGTCATTATGCAGATACAATTATAAATAAAAAGGGTTTATATACTATTACAAATCCGTTTTATGTTAATTTCATTAATTATTACATATTAAATATTAACGGTGATCGAAATTATTAATGACTAAGGTGTCGTCGCTTACTTCCTTGCATTATTCGCATTCGAATTCGATTTCGCGTCCGCCGCTGCTTTTTCCCTTTTCGTTCTTTCTGTATATTGTACAATACCATTTTTAATACCGGTTATAGTTGGCCATAGAAAATAAGATGATATAGTCAATAATGTAAATAATATAACTAGCGCAATATCTTCATCAAAGGTGTCGAATGCCTCGGCGATAAACATTACAATCAAGAAGAAAAATATAATTGGTACGTATTTTGCATACAGATCTCTATATTGAACTGGGTTCGTAAGAGGAAACAAGACAAATGAACCTATAAATTGAATGGATTGCACAATAGATATTATTAATGGAATAAGTCCAAAACCACCACCAGTAAATAATGTCCATATTATACCACCACCCCATGTTTTAACATTTTTGTCCTGTGACTTATTTAATAACATACCTACAACCGTAAAAACGAATGGTAGACCAAGTACAAAATACAGAATTAAAAGCATAAATACACCCATTCCTACTATGAACATAAATGGTTCAATATAATCACTTAATTCTGATGGAATTTTCACATTTCGAATAAAATCCAAAATTTTAACTAATAAAAATCTAGTCTTGGTAAAATGAAATACAGTAGTATTATTCACCCATTGCTTGGCTCTACCAATAATAAATTGACCATTTAATAATGTCGCTTTATCATCTTCTTGTGCAATTTCATTTATCATGCGGTTTTGCTCATCAGTTAAACAAAATGCCTTAAAAACCAGCTTTTCTAAAAATATAGAAGCATTTATTAACATCTCTCTACCGTACTCATTATCAGGGTCCTTATCCTTTATACCTTCATATATATTTCCAAACTTCATTTTTGCACATTTCGGTTCTGGAGGCTCTTGTCCTTCACTTTCCGGAGCCTCGGGGCAGGGAGCATATTGTGACCCATCAGTATAACAATAAGGCCAATTTACTGGATCAATTGGAAATAGATCTTTTAAATCATTCGGTATTACGGTTTTTTTTGTATAAAATAATACATTTACTGAAAGAATAGATAAGATAAATAGATATAATGTATTATAACCAATATTTTCTCCAAACTTCGCTAATTTTTGCCAATCTATCATCGCAGCTAAACCAGAAACTTCTTCATCTTCTTCTGTATCGGACATTTATAACAATAATCACAGATATATTCTAATATAAGTAAATAATTAAATATTCGAAATGAATGATTATATATTCTGAATATTTAATTTTTATGGTTTTATACATGAAACAAATAACATTATCGCGCATACATCAAACCGCAATTTCCGGAAACAAATGTAAGAACATTATATCTTTCTTCTAAGATATGTAAATCATATGTATAATGATAAATATTTATATTTGGTTTGTTTATTCCGATAATTTCATTCGTTTGTGGATCGCAAATCGTTCTAACAACTGCATTCTGATCTAAAGGAGGATAAATTGTAGATAATTCTAATTCGATTTGGTTAAATTTGCTCATATTGATAGCACCACTCGGTTGCGTATCAAATGGATCAGTATTCATACAAAAATTATAACAATAAATACCCGGTTTTGCGTTTCCGCGAGTCCTAGTATACTTTTCAACATAATTGTATATGCCTGCGTCCAATATATTTTCTCTATATTTCCCATTTAATGAAATCCCCATCGTTTGCAGAATATCACGCTCATTCTCTATCTGAAAATCGCCTGTTATATGCAAACCAGTTAAACGAGAATCTTTTGGATTGATACCAGGGCCTATACCGTCATATTTACCAAACTTGTCGTAATAATAATGATCATTTGAAAAATCTGTAACCCAGCCAGGGCGGTTACTCAAATCACCACCAGCAGGTAGTAGCGAAACATTTTCATAGGACGAAAGACCACACTTCCATTTATCATCTACTGGTGCAGGTACAATATCATAAGGAAGATAATTATATGGCCAATTTGAATAATTACTCCACTCATTTCGCAAGTTTACATCGCTACGCTGAAAGAATATTGACCATGACGATACCATACCCATCGAATTTTCGATTTTTACCTTTTTATTCCCAGTTATATCGTTAAATGTCCAGTCATAATATGATTTTATCAGATATTTTTGTTGATTTGCTGCGAATATTTTCGACTCATCATCGGATAAAAAACAATATGTTGATATCAAATGTACGTCAGCATTCCAGTCAGTTCTATAATTAGAATACGAATCTAATGATAAATCGATACTTGGTGGAGGGTGCAAGAATCGCCATATTTGATGTTTTGGATTGGAAAAATTGGGTTGAACAATCGGCCAGTAATTATCTGGGTCGCTTACATCACGTATCGTGAATAATTCACGAACTGGTCGCAAAGTTACATCAATTTGCAATTGATTATACTGAAGACATACTAACGGAAACGCCATTTTAGAAGAAAGAGTAAACCATGAATTAATGGGTACATACAGTTTACGGCCACGAATCGATGGTTCTGCTCCTGCAGTATTGTCTGTTTTATATGCGTTTGGATATTGATTCAATCTTGCACCTGAACAACCCGGATTGTACAATTCTGGTACATGACCGGTCATTTCATCATATAAATCGCGTTTTGTTTTATCAAAATCGCGTTCAATTATTGACATCAAATTATGCCCAGAGAATTTCTGAAGTGTCATTCCTCCAACAGAAATAACAATCTCTTTGATCATTTGAGTTCCAATATTTTCAATCCAACGAAATTCATATGGCGCCCACATCTGACCTTTTGTTTCTGGTGGATAGATTGGACTCCATATCGATGGTAATGTAATACAAACATATGTATCCATTAGTAACTCTGC